AGATTGATCCATAGACTAAAATATTAGTTAAGCCAAAGGAGCATAGAATAAAATATATTAGATTCACTTCAGCCTCTAGTACCCATAATAATTGTACATAGAAAGTCCGTATGGCCCACGAACCAGTGCTGGCGTTATTGATCCCTTTTCGGCAGCCTGCGGAACTTGGCCCAACTCTGTTGAGTAAACTCTACTTGGTTGAGTGTAGTGATCTCGAACTTCATCTTCATAGTCTTCTATGGTATTTATAGCGGGCTCCTCTGAGTCTAGCCATTTCGCAACATTTATCAAAGCTATCTTTATAACCGGGAGTTCTTCGACCACTGGCAGTGTCGCCTCTAAAGAGGCGTAAACACTTCCACCTTGAATACTTTGCGTCTCAACAACCCCTCTTTTGGCTAAGAAATTAAAGAGTCTACTGGCAGCTCCATAAACAACGCCGCTGTCATATTCTTTTGCTAAGGATAAGATTTTGTTTTCTTTTGGCATTATAACAATATCAATATCTGGATGATCAAAAATCATGACATGTCCTTCGATAGACTTTCGCATGTTAAGCTTGACTGAAGCTTGCGATTCTCCGGGGGCGGACGTTTTGTCGTCGGCGGCGTCAACAGGATCTTTAACAGATAATTTTATCGTCATGCATCCACCTCTTCGACTAACTTTTGTATCTTTAATATTTTTTCGATATCTTGGTGCTCAATATTTCCTACTTTCAGCCCCTCTACCATCAATAAAACTTTTTTAGTTGACTCAACCATCACCCTGTCTTCTTTAATCTCTTGCATAGAAAGCGAAGATTCTAAAGATTTCGTTATTCTTCCAAGCTCTTCATTTAAGAAAACTTTTAATTCAAGATTGTTATTGGAGAAAGAGGCAATATAGTTGTTGAGTAACTTTTTCTGAAATTCATTTAGGACTGAGCCGTATTTTTCATTAAATTTTTCAACAAACGTTCTGTATGTTAGATCATCCGTCGCCACCATTTTTTGCTCCTCTTGGGACTCTTTCGAAGCTGTCAATTGCTTAAGTAACTCTTTCTCCAACAGTACCCGCTGTTTGGTGCTTATATCATCATTGAATATTTGTGATATAGTTGCTAGAGTCCTATAGCCAGGAACAAAATTAGAGTATACGTTTTTTGATAATCTTCGATTAATTAAATTTATTAAATTACTTTGTTCGCTAAACACTTGGCGTTTGTCTATTTTGCTGTAATCACTCTTGCATTCAAATATTAACTTTTCGGCTGTATATGGATCCAATTCCTTAGTATCTGTTATCGATTTATAAACCTGTAGTTCTCTTGACAAAGCGGTACCCGGGGTAAATCCTTCTTTAATGACTTGGCTTATTCTTTCCTTTTTTTGAACGTCTCCATATACCATTGCTTTAGTAAGCTCGACGATTAGCGTTTCATACAAAAACGCAGTGTTTCTTTTTTTGTTATGTCTCTTCATTGTTGTTCTTTCGCTCCAGCATTTCAATCAATCTCTTAGACTCTTGATTCACCTCAAACAGCTGCTTTTCCTCTTTCTTTTCATTATAATTAGATCGTTCTTCCGCAAAGATCCCTCTTGATAATTGTCCCAGCCCATCAGTATAGCCTTTGTGAGTGTTTCTTAGTGTGTTTTTGCCTAATTCCCAGTTTGTCAGCCCCAACATCTGCTTTCTCTGGCCGGCTGTTTCTCGACCATCGTCACGGCTTGGTATGTAGTGCTTGCCTTTTGACCCTGGAGTCAAATAGGCGCCATCGTCTCTGTTGGCTGGCACGTAGGCCGAGGTGCCGTTGCGAGTGCGCACAAAGTGGCCAGTGACATCATCATTTCGCTTTGCTGGCTCAGCCAGAAGAGCGGTTTCGTCTTCTGCCGGGAGGCCCGGGGCTCCTTCCGCTGGCGGTTCTTCTGGGGGCGGACCTTCTTCTGGTGGAGCCTCTTCTGGAGGGGGCTCTTCTGGCAACAATCCTTCGTCCGCTGCCACGTCCATCGCGTCCGCTTCTGCTTCAACGGAACCTGTTTGCATAACAGCCTCTGCTTCAATCTCCAGCATAGCCTCAAACTTCTTGTCATAGAACATTTCGCGCTGATTTCTCAAGAACTCTTCATCAGACATATCAAAAATATGTTCTGCGACCCAGCGTCGAGAAAAATATCCTTCGGTGGCGCTGGCGGCAGCATCAAATTTGGCCTTCCAGTGCTCCAACTCTTGCATTTCTGCTATTTTTGACGGATTGTTGAGCTTTATTGCAAACGACAAAAGATCGTCCCCTCTAAAGCCTAAAGTATAAAGGTGTATGATACCTATTTTTTCTAGTTCTGTGACCAGCACTCGCTGTAGTCTTTGAATTGTTCTAGCAAATCTAACATCTTTTTGGGCCAGCGTTGTTTTATCCTCTGCCTCTTCGCCACTAGCTAAGTATGAAGCTGGAATTTTGAGTGCCGCGAATAGTTTGTCCCTTAGGTATTTAATATCATCAATGTCGCCGGTGTATGATCCGCCGGCGAGGGACTCCACCTTAGAAGAGGTGCCTCCCCGCACTGGAATGAAATAATCTTCCTCTACACTCATCGGATTATACCTAAGATCCACGCGTCCAGTATCGGGATCAATCACCTGATTGCGCTTCATCTGCGTCATAACCTTCTGCATGTACTGCTCTACCTCTTCCGGGGGGATGTTTCCAACATCGATATAAAACACCCTACGTTCGGGAGATCTAACAATTCTATATGCCATAACAGCATCCTCAAGCATTGTTAGCTGCCTCCATATTCTGCGCGCGGGCTCCAAAATAGAGGTACCGTATGGGGCGTATTTGTCGTTACCCAATATTCTAAAGTGTGCAATCTGCCAGTTTTCAAAGGTTAGTCCACCAGAGTTCCATTGATATTGAACATAGTGCGGATTCGATTCGTCCTCACCCTCTAAACGTTCGACCTCGTTGGTTGGCAAGCCGATTGCTGCTTTAATTCCCACGTCTTCATCAATATCTAAATAAACAAAAAAGTCGCCATACTTGCACATGGTCCTCGACCAGCCAAAAAGGTTATGTGATAAATTTAATATATTGTTGTACAAATTGTACAGCACAACCTTTATTTCTTCATTTGGACACATAATGCTCATCATTGGTTTTATGTCACTAGAGGTTGTCATTTCATCGGCATATATATCTAACGAAGAGGCAATTTCTGGAGTGTATTCCATTTGGTCAAAATCGGTGTACCTGTGGGCCCGATTTTGATTCGCCATCAGGTCTGCTTCCATAGCTGCGTATGGATTGTGGTCTGTTTTCTTGAACGCCTTCCCGCTGGCAGACTTAAACTTAAATCTGTCTAGATGTCGGCGTCTATATTTTCGAATGTTTTGTGTTCTATAATTTACAACAGGTCCAGAAAAGAATCTGGTGAGTCTTTTAAAAAGCTCAGATTCTTGATTTCTGGGATTTGATGCTCTTCTGTTTTTGACTGATGGTTTTCGTCTTGCCATTTTTATCCTTTATAAAGCCATTTATATTGTTCGTGCTCTTTTTTTGCTTTGTCAAAGCGATCCATATCTTCCTTTTGCCTATACCCCTGCATACCTTTGATGGAGGTGTTCAGCTTTGTATCTGCTATGTATATGGAATCAATTAATGCCTTCTTATATTGTACCTCACGTTTGTTAACTTGTAAAGCGGTGTCTTTCACCCAACATGCTATAGCCAGAGCCATAACTAAGTCGTCATTGTACCCTTTCATGGCTTGCGGCTTGCCGTTATACCATATAAAGGTTGTTATTTCCTTCAACAATCTTTGTGAATATACTGTAATTAGTTTATTTCTTATGAATTCTTCTAATTTGGCAACAATGATTGGTCGGGTGCGGGTAGATGTAGTAAAGCCTGCTATAGCATTGCTCATAGTTTCTGCCTGATATTGCTCTACATATTCGTGGTTACCCTTTGTTGAGTAATATAAGTTTGGATAGTCCAAATCTATCAATTTTTCCAAAATGGATATGCCGACTCCTACGTTTTCTACCACAACCATGCAAGAGCCATATTCCTTGCCAGCTTGAAATACAATGTTTGAGAACATATCTAGACTTGGCTTTCCTTGATATTCTGCTATAATTTCCATTGTCTCTAATTTTATGATGTGGAACGAAGAGTGGTCAGTGCCGTCTCCTCTTGCAACGTCTGCGGACAACAAATACGAACATTCTGG